TTGCCCAATATTTTAATTTTTTTATTTTTAAACTGGCCCTCATCAAGCATGCCTCTAATGTAGTCTTTTTTATTTTTAACCCAGTCGGCAGCGCTGACTACTGATTTGGTTTGCGACAGCTCAGAAGCAACCCCACTGCCAGCAGCTTTTAATCCTCTCCACAAGTAAGGCAAGCCCAATAATAATGTTGCACCTTCAGCACCTACTCGAAGTCTTTTTCCAATACGATCAGCGGCTGTAATCTTTTCATCCAATCCTTTTATTTCTTCTTCTGGATTCGTGGGCGCAAAAAACTCAGGATCCAACGCATCGAACAAGCCGAGTTCAGGCGTGTCTGAAGTAGCTGCAATAAAGTCAGCCGTTGCGATTGGTGCTATCGTGTGTTTGAAAAGTTTAGGTTTTTGAATGTACTTACCGCTTTGATCAAACAGTTTACCTGGCTTTGGTTTTAATAAGCTCTTTCTTGCCATCTTAGTTGCAATGCTG